CGCTTCGTCAGGACCTTCACGGCTTTCTACCGCACGTAGCCTTTCAAGCACCTCTGGTGGTAATCCACGGTTTTCTAAAGCCGCTATCTGCGTTTGTAGTTGAGATGGGTCAAATGTTTCTCCCGGCATATTGCCAAGTCGACCGCGCAATTCACCAATTTGCTCTCTAATAGTAGACAAATCAGGCCCTTGACGCCCTTCTACTGCGCGTAGCCGCTCAAGTACGTCAGGGTCCATTCGTCCGCGTCCTTCCTCAAACCTACGGCGTAACTCTTCAATCTGACGTTGCGCGTCAGGGTTAATGCCGATGGCTTGTCGAGCATCAATGCCCTCTTGAACTCGACGACGAATATCTTCGATATCAATGTTTGGCAATCCCTCAAGGCGACCACGTAAGTTACCAATCTGCTCGCTAATGGACGATGGATCAAACTGCTGTCTAAACTGCGCGACTGATTCGCGGACACTATTAACCCGCTCCTCTACCGGCGTAAGGCGCTGGTTAAGTTCTGCGCGTAAGCCAGCAATTTCTTGCTCAGGGGCGCCAGCATCAATACTGTCTTGAATCCGGCGCTGTAGTGACTCAATGTCTACCCGCTCCTGTTCTGGTAGCTGGCTAATAATTTGTTGGCGTATTGCATCAACATCAATATCAGGCAGTGCGCCGACTTGACCACGTAGTTCACCTATCTGCTCGGCAACACTGCCACGAGACTCTTGTAGCCCCTGTAACTGCTCCTCAACGGGGCGAATCCGGTTCTGTAGCTCTTGACGTAAAGCGTCAATTTGCTCAGGCGGTGCACCACGGTCGATACTCTCTTGAATCTGTCGACGTAAGTTTTCTACATCCACCTGCTCCTGCTCTGGTAAAAGACGCATCACCTCATCACGAATTTGAGTTACGTCAGGAAAATCTTGCTGAGCAAGAGCAAGAACCTCTCCTGTAATCTCTCTGCGTAACGCTTCCGTGTCTATTTGTTCTGGCATTTGACCAAGAATGTCTTGGCGCAACTGAGCGCCAAAGGCGTCTAAGTCTGGGCCTTCTTGCCCCTCTAGCGCCGCAATTCGATCCATGAGCGCCTGACGCTCTGAAGATGCCATATCTGTTTGTTGTTGTGCTTGTTGCTGTGCCGCCTCTTGAGCCGACTGAATCTGTTGTGCGAACTGATCGTACTGCGCTTGCAAGCCGGGTTGTTGCGCCTGCATAGCCGCCAAACCACCAGAACCTCCGGCATCGCTGTATCCGTAAGAAGGCATATCTGTCGATGGCATCGATGTTTCAGGGCGAGCGCCTCGGTCAAACACTGACCGATTCATCAAAAAGTCGGTGGCCCCTGCATAGGGGCTTTGCCCTGAAGAGTATTCTTGAAAGGCGCGCGACATGAGATTGTCGTAAGAGCCAGCTCCGGGATCGCCGAACAAGTCGTCAAATCCGCCCATAGCAGGAGGAGGTACGGGTCCACCGGTCATTGGTGGTGGCATAGGCCCCGACATTATTGGCGGCTGTTTTACGGGAGGAAGCGGCTTAATGCCAGCCGTTCCGGGAGGCACATAATTTGGGCTAGAGGGATCTACTCTAGGCCCGGCACTGCCAAGCGGGTATTCCCCCGTTCCGTCACCGCCCATAGTGCCCATCATAGGTGGGTTTGGGTCGAAAGGGGGCGACTGATAACGATCGATGGACTTGGGTTCTCTTATGGGTGGAGGGGGCTTTATGCCACCAGTACGCATAAAGCCGGGTCGCGGTGCGTTGGTGCGAGGGTTTTTTACAATTTGCTGTGCAAACGCCAACGCATCTGCGTGTTGTTGATCTGTAAATGATCTCTTCATTTAAATCACCAATTTTTGCACGACCAAAATGCCGCTGTGAAAACGTCCTTTTTCTGCTCTACTGCATCGCAGTTGTGGCGAGCACGGAAGCTCTTACGTCGCTCTGGATTACTTTTTTTGATGGTCATGTTGGAGTCGCCAAAGCGAACCATTTTGACCTGATCACCTTTTTTGGCTAAGACCTTGAACTTTTTAGGGCCTCCGCTCGTGCGCACCGGCTTGTTATAGCCGGGAAACGACTCACCTCGGTAGGTGAGCCGTCCGCCTTCAGATCGTTCAACGTCTTTGGTATCAGCCATAACTTACTCGTAAAAAACGTCAGCAACGTCAAGATTAGCCATGTGAAAGTAGAGCCCATAGCGCACAATAAAGCCGCTATTTGGGATCTGAAACACATTAGCAAAGGTATCTGCCGCCGCAGTCTCTTTGCTCATCAACCAGCGCTTCGGCTCTTCTTTGCCGGGCGTGGAGGCCACGTAACGACAAGCAGGAGTGCCGGAAATGGTGTCAGAATTCAGCATGGTGACTGTGAAGGCATTTGCCGTAGTCACAGTGATGGCGTAATTACCCGGCTGAGCCGTGCCGCCAGTGCCTGTTTCAAAAGCAATGCCCACCACGTCGCCCGTAGACAACCCATGGCCTGTATCGGTAACCGTTACGGTGGTGCCACTTTGTGCGTAAGTACCCGCTTCTGGTGCCGTACTGGTGTCGAACAAATCGAGAATGCCTGCGGATGAGGTGCCAGTTACACTGACCTCCTTAATTCGGCGACGGCCAAGAACGACGAAGCCACTTTCGTGCCGGTGTCCCTGAAATACTTGAGATAAACTGTCCACGGTTTACCCCCTTACGCATTGTTTATGTTCTGAATGTACTCAACAGTCACATAGCCAGCGCCGCTTGTTCCAGCAGAGAAGTCGATAAAGATTGGCAAGTCTGAAGTGCCAATATCTACCCAAGTATCTGCGTCAGTGATTGTTCCGTCGCTTCCATGGTGGATTACGTTAGCCGCCGTTCCAGCCGCCAGAGCGGTAAAAAGCTCGGTAGACGTCGCTGACGTTCCCATTGAAATGTTAGCCGCATCACAAGCCGTGGTGATGTAAACAGTCACCTCGGTAACTTGACTGTTTGCAGGAACAACAATGCCGGTATCGGCCGCTGTAGTGCTTTGAGTCCAGCTTGCAGTTTGAGCCATTGTGACAAAACCGACGTTTTTAACGTCACTGCCAACAGTGGTTCCAGTTGTATCTTTAATTGTTCCGGCCTTAATTGGACCAGAGAAAGTTGTAGTAGCCATGATAAGTCTCCTGTCTTGGCAAATGTCAGTTGTAACTGTCAGAAAGACCTTATCATCATAGACCTGAATGAAGACAAAAAAAAGGGGGCCATTGGCCCCCAAGTCTCACTACTGAAACTTATGCGCCCTGTGATCCGTAGATGCCTCTCCAGTCAGAGAATCCGAATGAATAACGCTCACGCGCCTTGTATCGGATGTTGCCTGTGCTGAAGTCTGGCTCCATAGACGTCTCCATCGCGGTACGCTGGAACATCTTGAGTCCTTCACCAGATTCGGTGACAGACGTCAGGATGAAGTACGCATCGGGGTCAGTCAGGTAATGGTTTACCGTGTAACCACCGGGCAGTACGCCAGTGTTGCGAATGGCGTTGATGTCGTTGTCAGCAGTGCCAACACGCAATTGCGAGTTGAGAATGCGGTCAGCAACGAACGTCAACTGTGGTGGAATGACTAGCTTGGTCGCTTGTACTGAGATGGTCAGACCGCGATCGTCAGTGAAAGTGCTGATATCGATCAGCGAATCTTCCAATGAAGTCTCGTTAAGGTCAGCCATAGTAGTTGCGCGGTTCGCTAGAGTTCCGCCACCTGCCAGTGGGTGTGCTGTAGAAATCATTGGCTGTCCGTCACCACCAGCAAAGCTGGTGTTGAAAGCGTTGTTAAGGACATCTGCGCCCTTAACTTCCTTGGTGTTAGCCATTGATCGAGCCAGTGCCTTCACGTAACGGCGGCCGAGTGAGTCGTAAAGGTTGTCCTCTACAGCCTCATCGGTCAGCGAAAACGCTAACGCAATGGTGTCGTGGGTATAACGAGCCGTGAAGCCTTCTGACGCAGTGTCGAAAGATACACCCTGACCTTCGGTCTTGACAGGTGCACTTCCGAAGCCTGTGATCAGAACTTCTTCTTCAAAAGCACGTTGCGAGTCTTCGATAGAGAAAATCTCTTCATACTCACGGTCGTATGTGTCATAGCTCATGCCGAACAAGGCGTTAAGGCCGGGTTCAAGCTCTTTCGCTAATTGTGCGCGTGAAATAGCCATCTAATTAGCCTCCTTATGCCAAGCCAGCAGACTTAACACCCGCAATGTGGTTTTGGATAACCACCTTCACGTTGGTGTTAGCGCTTGCTACGTCGTCGTTGTCGGGATCTTGGCTGATATCAATGGCCTTGAGTGGCAACGTAGTGGTAGTAGCACCAGTCGTTACGTCAAGTTCCATGTTAGATCGGCCAGAGCGGGTGTCACCGGTAGGTGTCTGATCAACAACATCAAAGTTGCCGAACAAGTCAGCTACTGGGAATGTGTCGTCAGCTTGTACCTCGAAGACAACATTTGGATCATCAACGATAAACGCGATGATGTCGTCTGCGGCTACGCCACCGGGGTAGTAGTTTGAAAAAACCTGCTCTTGAGTAGTTGGGTCCGTATACCGACAGCCGTTGAATACACCAACGACTGGTACGGTAGATGAGGCCGCCGCACGAGAAACAGTACCGCCAGTTAGTTGCTTAACCAAGTCGCCTTGGAAAATAGCACCAGATTGGTTGTTGGCGATTCTATAACGTGATTGGCCACCTGAATACGGAGCACCGCCCATCATGTGAGCAGGACGAAGTCCAAAAGCGGCATCTTTATTAGCCATGGATCAATCTCCTATTGCTTACCAAAGGTTACACGGCTACTGCGGTTAGGATCATATTGTACATACCGAGAATCGCCTCGGGTCTCATTGAACATATTATTGTCCAATGCGTCCTTAGCTTTTGCCGCCTCATTAGCGTAGTGTGCACTGCGCTGTTCGACGAACTCCTCGGGCATCTTAGCCAACAGTAAGCCCTCGTTATAAACGACACCTTCATGCCTTCCGTTGTCCATGGTAGGAAGTTCCCATTCGGGAGGAAGGTCGGTTCCACGAACCAGTTCCCATCCTTCACGAAGACGACGCGAGACATTAGCCCGGTCTTCCGTTCCTAACATACTCTCCCGAATCCATCGGTATACATAACCGGGGGGTGCCGGAGGAGTTTCCAACTTACGCACTGGGCGCCATACTTTTCGCCGAGCCTGATTATCGTGCGCTCCGCTTTCACGCGAAGAACGGGTGTTTTTTGTATCTGCCATTACCTTGCCTCTCTTTGAGCTACTTTCTGTTTCTCTTTTGCCACAGCCTTGAGCCAAGCTTCCTCGGTCATGTTGTGTGGCTTAAGACCACGCAATCGCTCCAATTCACCAGAGGTGAATTTAACACCGTTCTTTTTGCCTCGTGTTTGTGGCCGACCACTTGTCTGGGCGGACGCAACTCTTTGCACGGCGGGTTGACGTCCTGTTGATTCGGCCGCATCCGTGTCGTTGCCGACACTTTTGCTTAAGTTAGGATAAACCCTCTGAACCCGAGAATCTAGTGCATCGTAATATTCATCGGAATCCGGTTCAAATCCTTCATTGATAAGGTTGTAATGAGTGAAATAGGCAAACTGAGTAGCTTCAACATTTGTCTCATCCTCACCATCACCATACCAAGGGTTTTTTTCATGCCAGCTTAAAGCTTCTTTTGTGGGCTCAGGCTCCGCTTGCTGAGGTGCCATTTGCTGTTGGGGAACAGCTTGCTCCATAGGCTGGTACTGCTCTTGCGGCACCTGCCTACTTTTTGCCACCCGAAGCTTTTCTTTCTTTATGGCAAGGTCATTCTTTAAGGTGTCTGCCTTAGACATCAAATCTGCATCTTGGCTTTGCACCGCTTTTTTGTAGATATCATCTACTTGTTGCTCTTGCGCCTTAAGCTTATCTTCCTCAGCTTGCAACGTAGAAGCTTGGCCTTGCACAGCCATCTGCTTGTACTGGGCCAACTCATTCTGTTGCTGATAAAGCAGTTGCTCATACTGTTGAGCGCGATCTTCTGCTTCTCTCGTCTTGGCGTTTAGCTTGTTAATTCGCTTAGAAACGGATTTAGTGTACCGCTCCAGCTCATCACCTTCGGGCTGTTGCCCTTCGGGCGCCTCTTCGGTGATTTCAATTTGAATCTCCTCTTCTTGAGGAGCAGGGTTCGTATTTTCAACACTCATAGCAAACTCACTATATCGTCTGGGTTAAGGATTGTGCCGATGACCTCGTCATCGTTGATGATGCGCACTTCCGCGCCGTCTTCGAGCTTAAACCTAGCGCCAGCATAGCGGCCAATCATGACCCACTGCTTTTCATGACACCAAGGTGTATCGCCGAATTTTGCTTTGTCGTTATAACAAAGTGGCCCCATTTTCACGACATAGGCAACTACGGTGGCTAAAGCCTCCCGGTCTATTGTCGATTTGGTGAGAACAATACCGCCTTTGGACTTGGCTACACCCGCATAAGGTAAAACCAACATCCTCCAACCCACTGGGTTAGGCATCCTCTCTATTGCGCTTTTTTCCAAAAGCGTTGGATCAAGAACCACTTGATCCGGTTCCACGTAAGCACCCTCCACACTCATTTATCGCTCCTTAAAGTGATTAGCTAGTTCTTCCTCGATAAATGATAGTGCCTTTAGCTCGCCTTGTATATATTTGTATTGTTCCATGCACGTTAGTGCACCCGAAGTCAACGTTCCAGTTAAGGTTTCACGACGCTCTTCGACAGCCTTTTTGATTGCACTAGCGAGATCAACCTCTCGCATTAGTCAATCTCATAGAAATTCAGGCCTTTTGTGGCCGCACCGCCGCCACGAACCTTTTTGACGACGCGCTTAACGGCTCCGCCATTCTTCATTTCCTTGGCCTTTTTCATAGCAATAGCTACAGCCTGATTGTGTGGCTTGCCAGCCTTCATCTCAGTCTTTATGTTATCGCCGATGTTTTTCTTGCCTTTCTTAAGTGCCATTACTTTTTCCCCTTTGCTGGCGCCTTTTTTGGCGCTTTCTTTGCTTTAGCTTTAGGCTTAGCTTTAGCCTTCGCAGGTGCCGGTTTAACCGCAGGTGCTGGCGCAGGCTCTGGAGCCGGTGCCGCAACTGGTGCAGGCTCAACGCCTTCGATTCTGGCTTTTTTGGCCGCAATTCTTGCGTCAGAAGCCGCCTTTTTGTCAGCCTTTGCTTTAGCTTCCGCTTCGCGAGCTTTCGCCTCGTCTGCCGACCTTTGCTTTTTCCATTCACGAAGCTTCGCTATCGCCTCTTTCATATAACTGATCATTGTATTGTTCCTCCGAATTTAGCATTAAGTTCAAGAAGTTTAAGTTCGGCCTGCTGTTGTAAGCGCTGGATAGCCAAGTCCATCTTCTCATCATTGATATCGCGCTGAGTGTTGATGCGCTGTTTTGCTATCTCAGTTTCAAGCAATTTCTCATTTTCCCTAGCACGTTCTTTCGCTTCAAACTGTGCTTGGTCCATGTCAATTTCTTTATCGCGTAGCTCCAGCTCTCGCTGACGGATCGCAACAAGCGGATCTTCATCACTGCCCTGACCGATACTCATCAAGAGCTCTTGCGTAAGTTGTGCCAATATGGGGGCAGAATACTGCTCAGTCATGTCGTTCATTTGCTGTTGCATTGGCTGAACTTGCTCTTGAGGCACTTGGCCCGAAGCAACTGCCTGAGAAAGTTGCTCCATCTGAACACGTAACTCTTCTGGCAATTGTTCTTGTGCCATCTCCGTAGCCATAAACTGCAAGTGTTGCATCATATGAGAGATAATGCCGCCCTGTAGAGGTGGTGTGCCCTTTACGATGTCTGTCAAAAATAAACTTCGATGCGCGTCAATGTGGGCTTGATGATTCTGCTGAGGGAAGGCTTGCGCTGGACCACCCATCATAAATCCAGAGTTTTCGGTGCCTGCATCAATGGGCATGGGTGTGGGTGGTGGCGCAGGCGGCTGTAAGAGCCCTTCTACGTTGTCGACTCCTAGTGCGGCATACATCCGTCGGTAAGCCTCATACATTCCCTGTGGTCCGTGAATCTGCGGATTTGACTGCACCAACTGCAAAAGCTCTTGAGCCATGGTAATTCGCTGGCTCTGGCTAAATATGTTTGGATCGCTCACGGGAATTATGTCTATGCGACCATCAAAATCTTGAGTTTTTATTTCCTGTGGGCCTGTGCCTGTGAGGTAGGGGTATGACGGCGGCAAATACTCCGAAAACACCTTTGCCAACAACTGAAATTCTACTCGTTGACTGTAATGCAATCGCTTGTGAATCGCAGACATTACCTTCGTTCCGCGCTCTAACAAGGCCACCGTCGTGCCGACTGGCATAGCTTGATTCATGTCACCAACATTCATGTCGGCAATGGACGCAAACCTTTTACCCGATTCTACTAATAGTCCTAACAACTGCATTAGCACGTTGCTGGGCTCTTTGATCGGCAAGGGGATTAGGTTCTCTTTGAGACTGCCGCCGGTAGTATCGATATCTCGGAACTCGCCGGGCTGTAACGGATCATCTTCGTCACGTATTCGCATCCCGCGAGCTTTAAATCCAGCAGGCAAGTTAGCCAGAGTACCGGCATCAATGAGCTGGCGAAGGATAGAGGTCGACGCCTTAGCCAAACCACCAATCATGTGACTCAGGCCGAGGCCGTAAAATCCAAGGCCGGGCAGGAATTTGTACTGCACAAAGTAGTTTATTTTCTGCTTTAAGGGATCGTTCTCGACGTAGTTTCTGCGGATAGAAAGAACGCGCTGAGACGACTCGTCAATAGTGATAATGTAGGGAAGCTTAAGGCCTGTAGGATTTCCTTCTGCATCCATGTCCTCATATCCGGGCAAATCGAGAACGGTATGCACCTCATACACGGTGTGATCACGATCATTGTTGTAGCTGGGCTCCATGCCCTCGATTTCGTCAATCTGCTCTTCGATCTCGTCACGGCTTATACTGTAATTGCCGCCAGTAAGCTCTACATCTCTATAAAAGCCGCTAAGCTGTTGCTTGCGAATCTCGTTCTTGGACATCTGCAATACGTGTGTCACACGCTCGGCTGAGAAGATGTCGGTCGCTTCGTAAGGAACCACGAGGTCTTGAGGCTGAATAAACTTACTCATAGCCTTGTTTTGTGCTGTGTCGTAGTACACCTTCTTGAAGGCAGACCCTGCAAGCGGCAGATAAAACAGCATCATGTCCAGCTCTGGATCGAACTCCTGCATTACATTCATGATGTAAAAATTCATAAACTCTTCAACACGAGAAGCCTGCGCCTCTACTTCGGGACTGCGCGCACCAACAATCTCGGTTTTGACAGGACCTTTTGCCGGTAATAACTCTTTGTATGCTTGCGCCTGAAACTGCGTTACGGCTTCAGCAAGAATGGGGTGTATGACCCCAGTAGAGCCCTGAAAAGGGGAGCTACGCGCGTCGTCAAACTTCATCCCGAGATACTTAAGTCCGTCGACATAGGTTTTTTCCCAGTCTGCTCGTGACTCTTTGTCGGCATCAATAGAGGAAAGCACGTCTTTCGCAAGACGCATCAAATCACTATCTACAAGGAAATCGGCTAAATTGGAGTCAAATGCGATGCCGGTTTCAAGCTCCACGGGTGCATCAATCTCATCATCGACAAGAATGTCTTCCTCGGTAACCAGAATTTCTGCCGCATCCCGGATTTGATCAGCCCTTGTAGGCTCGGGTGTCACTTCCATGGCTGAACCCATTGGCATTACGTCGGGGTCGTCTTGTGTGCCTAGCTCTCGCTTTTCAATAGCCATTAATAATATACCTTTCTGTCACGCCTCATGGGGTGCATTTCATTGACTTGGTCGTTTTCCAGTGACAAGAAACCACCCTGCCGAAACCGCATCAATGCCATTGTCGAAGAGTCACAATAGTCATCGTGATCTCCGTAAGGGAAAGAAGCCATCTCTTCAATTACTTCTTCCGCAAATTGTTGTTCAGGTGCCCATACCATACCAGACTCGAATATAGGGGCCACAGAATTCATTCTGGCAATCTTATCCTGACCTCGACTTGGCGTATAGGCTGTGACCGGAATGCCCATGCGGCGCAGTTCTTGCGTTAAGGGTGTTCCCGAAGCCTTGGCCTCAATAAGTACGCAATCAGGCTCCCAGTATTTGTACTCGTCCCAAGCCAATTTCTTAAGCTCTGGAAAATCCATTCTGACCCTTTTGGCGTCCAAAAGTATGATTTGATCGGGGTCTCCGTCTTTCGGCTTAAATACCGCCCAAGTTGTAATTGCTGAGTAATCGGCTGTTTCTTTTTTTGAAAAAGCGGTGTCGTAACTTTGAATAACGTAGTCGTACTGCGGTATTTGCTCTGCTTCCCACAAGTTCCACCACTCTCGCTTAACGATAGAGCCCTCTTCGGCAGTCGGATTTTGCATCCATTGGGCGTTCCATTTGGCCACTGGCAAGGATGCTTTGACTGAAAGTAGCTCTTCTTTCTTCCAATACTCAGGCCATAATGGCTCTTCGGACTCAGGCATGATGGCCGGGAACTCAATTACTTCCCATTGATCTGCATGATCATCGCCTTGCTTTTTTAAGACCTTACCCACTAGGTCTTTGGTCGACCATCGCGTCATGACGATTACGATGATGCCTCCCGGCTGTAAACGCTGACGAGGGCCCGACGTATACCACTCATAGACCGAATCCATCGCAGTAGGGCTCAAGGCATCTTGCTCAGATACTGGGTCATCAATAATGAGTAGGTCCGCACCGCGTCCTGTAATCGCACCGCCGACACCAGCGTAGAATGATTCACCGCCTTGGTTTGTAGTCCATCTACCTGCTGACTTGTTATCAGCCTGTAGCTTTAGTTGCGGGAAAACTTCTTTATATTCATCCGAGTCGATGATGTTACGAACACGACGGCCAAAGCGCACTGCCAGTTCGGCCGTGTGTGTCGTCTGAATAATCTTTAAATTACCCCTAATCCCCATCATCCATGCGGGGAAGAAGGTGGAGGCAAACTCAGATTTAGTATGTCGAGGGGGCAGGCAAACAATTAATCGCTTCAGCTTTCCTTCAGCAATCCGATTAAATTTCTCTCCAATGATTTTATGGTGTCGGCCTTCAACAAACTCAGGCCACTGGCTTTTTATGAAGCTTATGAAATCGGTCTGGCAACTGTCTTGCTTTTCGATTCTTTTGTATCGATCCAAAAGAGCAAGCGCCTCTTGTTGTTCTTGGCGACTTAGGACATCAAAATCCTTGAGGAGCGCATTTGTCATAATTGCTACTCAGGATATCGGCCTGTACGAATCATTTCGCAGACCTCCTCTGCCCTTGATCCAACTTGCTTAGCCCACCGAGAGTCGTAAAATTCATCCCCCGCTTTGGCATAGTCACCAACAGCCATCGCCGCCATTGCATTTTTAAAGCCCATGAGGCGCGTTAGCCCAAGGTTAAAACAAAGATTAACAATTGCATCCTGACGAACCGCATCGAGATCCATGAACCAAGACAGTGCGATCAACTCTTGCTTGCACCGTTTGATGTCATTTTCGAGAAGGTAATCTATCTCATCGTCAGATAGCCCTAATCCAGATTCGGCGATGTTTCTACCGACTCCAATAGTCTCGTAACCTGCGGAACACAAGTACACGTGGGATCGAACACCTTCGTGACGCTTTAATTGTGCGACAAGTTTACTCATAGGTCAGTCCTGTTTTTGAGATGCGCCAAAATAAAACGACACGACTGCGGAAACAAGACCGCCAAGATATCCGAGGATCAAGTTGATCAGCTCCATCGACGTGTTTCCCGGAGGCTCGATTGTGATTAGGGTAATAAAGCCGCAGAAAAACAGCACGATCGTTAAGCCAATAGACCTAGCAGTCCAGTCGGTAGAGAAATTTTTACGCGCGTTTTGAATATCTGCGGTTTCTAGCGCAAAGACGTCTACTTCCAGCTCTTTCATGCGGACTTCAAAGTCTAGCTCTGCTTTCTTAATTTCAGCTAACTGCTCTGGTGTTGCTTGCGCCAGCGCCTTTTCAATCTTCGCAGGAGCGGGATCACAGCCTAAAACGTCAGCGAGCATCGACGCCGCCGCGCCGCCTACAGGGCCACCCAGAGCGGCTCCTAGCGTAGGGGCAAGAGAGCCGACCAAGCCTTTTACCTTATCGAAGTTCATCCTAAATACTCCATACCTTTGAGTAAGCTAACCACAAGAACGGTGTTGCCCCAGATCATGCGTTCAAGGCGTTTAAATTGTCCGCCACCATCATCGAGTCTTTTTTCAATGCGGTCCAGACGGTCGTCGATGGATTTGCGTAACACCTCGCACTCTGCTTGGTGTATTTCAATTCTTTTTAATGCTTCGTGTGCCGTATCCATTAGTTACCACCTAGCGGATTTGTTGCATCGATGGCCATCCATAAGTCATCCATGTCACGTTCATACCTAGAAATGCGATCATCTATTGTTGAAAGCGCATCTAATTTACCAGAAACGCGCAGTTCTGTTTCTGACGATGTTTTTTCTACCGAGCTAATCCGGTCACGCAAATCAAGAAGCTCCGACTGCGCCTCCATAATTTGTACTAGATTAGCACCTAATTCTGCCAGCTTGCCTTGAAGATTTTCAACGTCTGCCGCCGTCATGGCTTGCTCCATGTTAGATAGCTTAACGTCCATCGCTTGCAGTCGTGTGGCATTTGATTCTCTAAGGTCATCAAACCGTGTAGCCAAGCCTTCTGCTTGCGCGGTAGCGGCTATGACCGCCTCGGACTGCTCGTTAAGCTGAGCAAAAAATTGCGATGCCGCCCAGATTCCGCCCCCGATTGTTGAGCCAAAACTGATCACAATAGCGATCCAAACGCCCTTGATAGACGTCCCGCCGACATTAACTTCTAAATCTTCAAGGGCCACCGTTTAAGCACTCCTCTTGGTTTTCAGCGAACCAGCAACCGCCTTCGGGGGATTCAATCCAAAAATCCTGTGTTTCTGCGCGTGTTAGCACGTCTTCTGCGGCAACAAAATAATTGCCCACCTGCAAGCCTTGAATGGTGCTACCACCGTCAAATGATACCCAGACTGCCGTTGTATCTAAATCAAAGAAAACAGACGCGGCTTCTTCAAAAGTCACGTTGTACTCTCTAGCCATATTATCTGCTTGATTGAGCAAGTTTTCATCATTAGCGACCGCCATATAAGCCGCCGCTACCTGAATTGCAGACTCGGTATTGGATAACGCAGTGTTGTATGTCTCGATGTCTTCGTCTTGAAGCACCACGTCGTTTGCACCCATAAACTCCTGCAAAGCCATAGCTTCTCGCTCGTCGGCCGCTGTCTGTGCGTCCTGAGCCATTTCGTTGACCGTAGCAACCATAATAATCTGCTGTGCCGCCTCGACGTAAGCGTCAATCATTTCTGACACCTCATCCATGGCCTGATCAGCTTGGTCTTGAAAGTATTGGTCTGCGTTGGGATCGTAACTGTAGGTAGCCGCTTGTACTGCGGCCACAGCGGCGTTGTAGGCGTCTTGCTGTTCTTTGCTAATGTGACCGTTTTCGGCCATGGCTGGCGCGATAAAACCCTCACCCGCGTAGGAGGCGCCACCGGCAATGGTTTTGATGCCATAGGCAAAGGTGTCACGAATGCTCTGACTCGTGTTGACCAAATCGTCAATCTCAGTCGCGTTTAGTTGAGCGGAAACGATCGCTAAGAGAGCCGCCGTCAGACTCTTGCTCGCTATTGTCATCACCACCCCCAGCTAACAGCGCGTCGTAAAATGCCTTATCTTCCAAGTAATCTGGAATCCACAGTTCTGGATTCTGTTTAATTGCCAGCAGTGCGTTTTTACCCACTACTAGGCGTCCTGCGCGGATTATAGGGCATGGAGTTGCACTCATGAACATAGCCCGCCACACCATGGCATTCTGGCACATGAGGCTTACTGAGGCCACTTTCATGCCCATATTCGAGAGCGTGATGGCGTTAAGGCGGCGATTGCACTCCTCGTCCTGTCGATAAAGGCCGGACGATACGCCAAATCCGACAAGCTGAACGCCGCCAGACAAAGACTTTAGGCACGACTGCTGGCCCGTACTCATCAAGCTGGGTGCTACAGCCGTATTTGCAGGCATCTGCCTGCCAGATCCTGCGCCGTTAAACGTCTTGTTGACGTTGTTGTTATTCGAGTTTGACGTATTAAGGTCGCCCTCAATGTTGGTGTCGTCACCATCCCCGTCAAAGTCAGGCTCAAACTCACCGTCGTCCCTTTCTGGAACGGGGTCAATCTCTGGCGCCGGGTCGATCTCAGGAGTGTCCTGCCCGAAGGCAGGACTCATGAGGCTAATTGACAGCAGTATCGGCAGATACTTCTTCGTAATCCTCATCGGTGATTTCCTCAGCTCCCTCCAAAGACTGAGCCAGCAGGTTGACGAAAGCCTCACGGCCGACAACCAACTGGTCTACGTTAAACCGCGCGCTCGCAAGCTTACGGTCGAGATCATTGATGTGATTGATCATAACTTGCTGTTGATCGCCAAGATCTTCAACGAGGTATTCTTTATCATTCACGGTGATTGGGGTCTTTTCATTTTTTCCCATCGTCGTTACTCCTAGTTGTAGTTAAAGTTAAGCTGACCAAGGCACTCCGTCAGACTGGCTGGCGGCACGGTCAATTTGACCTTGCACCTTGGCATCACGGTCTGCTTCGACGCGAGCCTTAGCTTCGTCGGCAGTTTCGTCGCCTTCAATCAGACTGTTGTAAACCCAACCAAGGACATCTGCCTCAGTAAGGTCAGCATACGCAATGTAGTCTGGGCTTGAAGGATCTGGCGTCAAACGTAGCTTGCCGCCTTCTGTTGCTGTGTAGGATGGCGTTCCATCGCTTGCCGCGACCATTGACCAGTAAACAGTGATTACACCGCCGTCTGAGTCTTGGTGGACCATGTTTGATACTGACCAAGTGTTAGTGATTGCCATTTTGCTATCTCCAGTTTAAAGATGAGTAATTGTAGGAGTTGTACCTACGTTTCTTGGGATTACTTCCAATGTGTATGTTATGTCTGCGAAGTTTGCCGCCGCTCCGGGATTTACTTTTACAGTAAGTTTGTTATTTCCGGTATCTTGTGCAGTTGTAAAAGTTAAAAAACTTGACCCTGTGTTTGTGCTAGTTGTTGCTACTGCCGGACTTGTTGAGTCTGATCTAAAAATAAATAACTCTTCACCAGCAACATGGCTTACAACGCCGCCGTCATTTTTAGCTGATCTGTATTTTATTTTTACATAAACACCTATTTGAGCAGATCCAAAAGCTACAGAAACAAGATCATTAGCAGTGCTTGCAGTTAAAAATGTTTGTGTGGCTTCTGTATGGTATATGCCGTTTATATTGACAGTACCGTTTACCTCTAAAGTAGAATCTGGTGCGGACATACCCACACCAACCCGATTATTACCAGCATCAACAAACAACATATTAGCGTTACTGTCAGACTCAACGCGGAAGTCAAGATCAGCCTCACTGTTTTCATTGATGATTACACCCGAAGTGTTTATCATCCTAAGCTGTCTTTTCCAACCAGTGTCAGCGGAGTTAGGCTGGTAGAAATGCATATCGCCTGCAAATAACATCTCAATTCCAGTGCCACTGAAACTACCGTCAGTGTTAGCGCTTGGATCATAGCCAATAGACACCGTGCCTTGAGTGCTTTGGTCCCCTAGCTGAGTAACGGCATAAGTACCTACGGAGTAACCCCACCCAGTGGGTTGCACCATAGTGGCCGTTTTATAGGTAGCGTCTTTCTTTCCGCGTATTCCTTCACTGCCTATAATATTTAACTGACCGCCGATATTTCCTGCACCGCCAATGTCTACATAATTCGATCCAGCATCAACCACAAGCATAGAACTGTTGCTATCAGACTCAACGCGGAAGTCACCATCGGCAATACCATCTTCGTTAAAAGTAGCTCCGGTGCCTCCATCAAGTATAAATGCCGAACGAGCCGCTCCACCCGCTAAGACGCCTATAGATATCTTGGAGTCTTCTGTGCCATTACTTACATCTGTAATTGTGGAGGCGATATAGTTGTATGTTGTTTGATTTCCAGCAGAGTCTTCCCCCAAAAAGTTAATACGACCAATACCATCATTGTCCGCAGGTGATGAGGAGTTTCGGTAAAGAGCTAAAATTGGCCCCTGACTTGCATCAGCGTTTGTGCTTTCAATGCGTACAATTTCTCCAGACCCTGTTGACTGTACGTGGAGAGGCACAAGGGGTGTGTTATGACCTACGGCAACAGCATTCGCGCTTGCGTCAACGAACAGCATATTTTCGTTGCCAGCACTCTCTACTCTAAAGTCGTAGTCTTGTGAGCCTTCGTTGAAGACTGCGGCGTTATTCCATTGGAAAGGCGTATGACCTTGAAACGTGCCGTCAGTGTCAAAGACAGACCAAATATCCCGGCTATTGCTTACGTCTCTAAGATTGAAGTGAGCGTTTGATACTCCAGCTCGACCTGTCTGAAGCATATAACGCTGAGTGCTGGTGCCTGACTCAATCATCAGGCCCATTTCATCACCAGTGCCAATGTCAGCAGTCTGCTTAATGTGCAACTGTGATTCTGGTGCTGACTCTGCAATACCTACGCGATCATTCCCAGCATCAACAAACAGCATATTGGCTTGGTTGTCAGACTCAACGCGGAAGTCTGTGTCTTGAGCCGCATTGTTGATAACAACTGCCGTCTGCGATGCCTCGAAAACAGCATAGCTAGAGTTTGGTGAGATTCTTGCTGTGTTTCCGCTCGTACCAAACTGAGAATTGCCAGAATTGTCTTGCATCATAATAACAGCGGTACTGTCTGTTGATGTAAACGTAGCTACATTGTTTGTAGTGCCAGACTGCACGTGGAAGGGAGACGAAGGTGCGCCACCGACGCCAACCCGATCATTACCAGCATCAACAAACAACATATTGGCGTTGTTATCAGACTCAATGCGGAAATCTAAATTATCTCCTTGCTCGTTGAATACTGTTTCACTACTCTCGTCAGTAGTAATAATGTGCGATGCAATGCCGTTTCTATACAGCGTAAGAATACCGGGATCATCTGCTCCTACTTCTGCGATAGTGAAAGAAAGGTTGCCTTGATTCCCGTAGCCAGCAATAAAGTTGTTTCCACCAGATCCAACAATACGAATAGCATCTTTAGATGCGTTTTGAGAATTGACGTTTAGAGCCGCGTCAGTAGCATTTGTTAGGATGCCAACAGAATCTTGTGCGGCATCTACATATACCGCATATTGGCTGTTGTTAGACTCAACGCGGAAGTCTACGTCTTGGCTTTCGTCATTGATTGTAACTTCGCTAGTCGTAAGACCTAAAACCGTTCTATTTTGACCAGCGATAGATATTTGGTGCATTACATTTGCATCTTCTGCCCCGTCCGTTACATCAGTGTATTGAGTGAAGATATTGGCATAGGTGTGTGAGCCGCCTACGGAATTGTCACCTCTAAAAAAAATCGCTGGACCTAAGTCATTGTTCGCTGGACTGCTTGAGTTTCTAAAAAGAT